TTTTTGGTAATCACCTATAATATTTTGTTGGTCTGCCCCCTTCATTGTCACACCACTTGCTGCAAATGCTCCTGACATTTGTTGTTTTAGGTTACCCGCTGCAAAAATACTCGCTGCTGATTCAACCAGTGCATCAGCTGCGGCCATGTCCTTTATGTTTTGTTTCTCATAGTATAATGACCACTTTGCTCTATATGCTGCTTCTAATTGAATTCCTGCCAGTCTTTGTTGCTGTTCAGCCATTAGCATTACTAATCTTTGTTTTTGTTCAAATTTTAACAATTCTAATCTCTGTGCTTGCTCTAATCCCAATTTTCTTCCTGCATTTGCAACTTCGGTTTTTAACATTTGGTCGGCTATTTGTTTGCCAGCTTCTGCATTTGCTGATAATTCACCACTCATGCTTCCTCCACTGCCTTGTAGTAGTGCCATCAATGCGGTTGTACTCATACCTGTTGCCTGTGCTAATGCCTGTCTTTGGAATGCATTCATTGCATTTATATCCATACCACCCAATGATGATTTTAATGCATTTGCAGCACCGACACTATCATTGGCCATTAATCTAGCTCTTACTTCTGAAAGATTTACATTACGGCCCAACATTGCCGATAAACTCATTTCAGATTTTATACTATCTTTATAATTTAACACCATTGAGTCAGTTGCTCCTAACATTTCTTTATATGAAACTGACATTTTACTAAGTATTCCAGCTTCCCTTACTAAATTGTTGTAATTCATATCAGCAAACTTTGCAATTTCTTCTGCAGCGTTTGATATTTCACCAAAAAGTGTAGACGCTATTAACCCATTTTTTTCTGCAAATACACCGAGTCCACCTATTAAATTAGATGCCATTTCACCGGATATTTTTGCACCAATTTTGAATAACTTTGTCATATTCAAAACATCATCAGTAGACCCTCCAAAATATTTAGAAAGAGCAGCTGCTTGTTCTGTTATTTTGGTCATTGATTTTGCACCATATCCGAATGCGGTTTGGAATTTTCCCATTGCCGTTGCAATCTCTTGAGAAGAACTACCCACTGCTTTAAGAGCTCTTTCTGATATTTTTTGATATTTCGTTATAAATCTAAGTCCCATTTGTTGTAATGCACTTCTTTTTTCATTCTCCGCATCCAAAGTTTGCATTGCTTGTTGTTGACCGAATACCAATGCATCTTTTTTCAATCCAATTTCATACTCAATTTGGTCTTTTACTAAACTTTGATTATATTGAAGCATTTCCATTGCACCTTGCTTCTCATAATTAAAAACATCTTGTTGTAATTGTTGTTTTAATTCCAAAGGTTTCTTATATAAAAATTCTGCGTCAATTTTTCTAAATGCTTCAGTACCTTCTAAAGATTTGGACATTTCGGCTATACCACCTGCTCCTAACATTTTATTACCGGACATCATTTTCATTGTAGATAATGCCTTTGCTGCACCACCACTATTCCAAAAATCATAAGCCATTTTTGCAAGGCCACCAAGTGCAGCTGCGGGGCCTGCGATTCTTAATAAATTACCACCCAAAGATGAAAGGCCTTTTGCACCTTTGTTTAATGCACCTTTACCAAACATTTTTTCACCAACCGAATTATGAAATTTTTTAACTACACTTTTTGGTAGAAAGGTTTCTGCTAAATCAGTAACTTTACCCAGTCCCAATTTGTTAAACATTTTTTTACTTCTGGATGCAGCTGCTGAATCTTTTTCTTCTTTATTTCCACCACCATTAGATTTTCTACTATTATCTTCTAATACCTGAATCAACCTATTTATTGAGGACGCTAAATCATTTGATTCTCCTGGAACATAATTTGATATTCGTGAGTTTTTTACATTATTATTTTTTGGTCGTCTTTTGGCCATAGTGTTTATATTACTTTACATTATATAAATATCATTTTATCCGTTTTATCTCCTTATTGTTTTACTTGTTGGAGTGGATTTGTTAGGAGGTTTATTTACATTTTCTGCAATACCTCTCTCCGTTTCTTTTGATTCTATTAATTCGTTCCAATAAAATTCTCTTAAACGCACGGGCATATAATACACATCATGCCAAGTAAATCCACCATTGGAATTGTATATTAAACTAAATATCTTTTTGTGTAAGAATTGTGAATAATTAGTCGGCAGGGTAAAAAAAGTCTACCCCAATTGGTACTTTTAACGCCTCCTTTTCGCCGGTAAAAGGTGATACATATTCAAATGTAAAATCTACATCCGGAGTTATTTCATTTATATATTTTCTAAGTGCTTTAGAATCTGCTGCCTGTAATTGATTCATAACAAAATTGCTGATATATCCCAAATCTCTATTACCATCCACCTCTATAATAATTCTTCTATATCTAGATGTAATTTCATTTGGTTGTTTTGATATTTTTTCACTTGCTTCTGTATCTTTTTGAATTGCCATTTCGTCAGCATGTGTTAACAATTTAAATTTAATTGCAACTTTTGTTTTTGGAAGTAAAAAATCATATTCATTATTTCTATTTAATATTGATTCATCTACTTCTTTAATACTTAATTTAGAAATGTCAACTTTAACATTTACTGGTTCATTTTCAATAGGGTCGTTAATTACTACATCGTATTCAGGACCATATGCTAATACTCTACTTGCAACTAATATTGCGTTTTTATCACCAATTACTAAATCATCCATTTTAATATTATTATCTACAATTATAGATTCTAATAACTTATCCAAAACAATTCCTTTACGAATTAAGTTTGTAGAAGTTAAAATATCTTCTTCTTTTGCAGTCAATAATTTAATAGTAATTTCACCAGATGCTAACGGATGTGTTTCAGGATATACTAATCCTTTACTTGCTAAACTAATAACCTCCGTTGGAAATGGGTATGATTTTTTCTGTGTTTGTTGAGCGGGTGTTGATAACCCTCTTGTAACTTGTTGTTCTATGTTTTGTTCCATAATAAAATATAACTTTGTGTTTAATAATATATATACACTTTTTAAAAAAATAAAAGGGATACTTTGTGGGTATCCCTTTCGTTTATTATTTTTAGTCTAAATTAGAATTCTAAGATAGCGTAATCGTAAGTTAAAGTTAATTCAATTGCAACTGGGTCGTTTGAACTCCAATCTAAATCACCGAAATTAGCTTGAGTAATAAATGCACCTTTTAAAGTCCATTGTTCTACCTTATCACCTACCGGGCCTAAGATATAGAATGTAATGTCTTTTTTGTAGAATGCAGCGTATCCATCTCTACCTGTTAACGACTCATGTGATTGTCTAATCCACTCCATAACTTGTTGTGCACCTGATGGTACGATTGGGTCATAAAGTGTAATGTTTACATCATCCCATGTAGATTTTCCTTTAATCTTTCTTTTTACGTTAATGTGGTCTAATTCAACAACTTCCGATGTGAATGTAGGTCTACTTGCAGTTTTAATGATATACGATTCTATACCGTTAATTTCCATAATGAACCTATTACTTAACTTCGGTTCAAAGTTCTTATAGAAAATTTTATCAAACTCTAATATTTCTGGCATTTTACTTTATTTTTTTATTCTTTTATATAAATATCTATTTCTTAAATTATCCGTTAAATGCTGCACCAGTTGGTAAGATGTTGAAATCAATTTGAATGAATTCAGCGGTCTTAGTTGGTTGTAAGTAGATAGCACCTTTAAGGATGTTTCTATCAATTACATCTGGAGTATTATTTGAATCATCCATTACAACACGGAATGCGTACAAACCTTGTCTTTGTTGGATTGATTCTAAATAAGGGTTAGCAATATTTAAGAATCTATTTCTTGTCTCTGCAGTGTTTTGTTCAAATACCAAGTATCTTGAAGTAGATGCGATGTATTTTCTTACAGTTAATAATAATCTTCTTACATTAATTCTGTCTAATGCAGATGGTTTATCTTGTAATGTCTTTTGACCGAATACTACAATACCTTGTCCTGGGAATTGTACGATTGGGTTTACTTTGTTTTCGTATAAATCATCTTTTTCAGATTGTGTTAATCTATCTAATACACTAACTGCTCCAATCAATCCACCTCTATTCAATCCTGCTGGTGCGAACCATTCTGCTGCTACTCTATCGTTTGCTGCGAATACGCCAGGTAACAATACTGATGGTGGAACTGTGATAAGTTTGTTTGTGTTTACATCGATTGTTTTAATCCAAGGATAATAAACAGCCGCCATATTTGAATCTACTGCTTGTGCTTGTGTTATAGTTGCTGGTATCTTTGTATCTGCATTACCTGCATCTCCAATAAAGAATGCGTCGTTTCTTTGTTCAACCATATCTAAAATTGAAGTAAATACAGATGAGTGGTCTGTTCTATTAACGTGAGGTGCTACTACCATATTGATATCATATTCGTCAGCGTTAGATAAAGCTGCGATGTGTTTTCCGTATGCTAATTTACCTGCAGTTGTTGCTGGTTCAATATCTGATGCGTTTGTGTTTGGTGCAAATCCGTCAAAACCTTCTTGGAATGCTACTACAAATTGTCTTTTTGCAACATCTGCTGATGTTTGTGTTAATGGATTTAATGTTAATCCACAAATAGTATCTAATGAGAATACATCGTTAGCTCCGTTTCCTGCACTTACAGGAATTGGTTTCATATAAATTTTGTTATCTGCATTGTTGTCTAAATCAATACCACTATACTTTGTAGAGTCTACTACTGAGCCTGTTGAGAATGTTACTCTTGGAATTAAACTAGCGTATGATGTTGCTAGGTCAGGGCTTACCGCTCTCACAGGTAATTGATATGCAGCGTGTCCGAAAGGTACTGCTTGTACGGGAGCTTGTTCGTTTAAATACGAAATTCTAATATATTTTGAATTATTCACCCAATCACCACTTTCAGTTATTTTACCATCTGATGCTATACTTCTTTTTCTATCACCAATTACTCTACTAATAAAGTTTGGAGAGTTAGGGTCTAAGTTTACATTTGAATAAGTTTCTAATACTGTCTTTTTCTTATCGGTATCGTTGAAATCTCTTACTACAACCGTAAATGTACCATAATCAGTTCCGTTTGTTGTACCTGCTGCTTTAACATTTGTAATACCAACTTTTATTTTAGTATTTGCTATGTTTCCTGCGGTAATTGTTTCAACTTGGAATAAAGAATATCTATCACCTGAAATTAATTGAGATTTAATGATTGGAGTTAATGCCTCACACGCTTCACCATTTTGTGCAGAACCACTAAATTTTTGGTCTACTAATACAACTGCACTTGCACTTAAAGGAGTAAGTGTACCTAATGAACCTGTGAATGCACCTGTATCAATTCCGTTTGAAGTTGATAATGTATAAGAACCTATATTAGCTACAAATCCGTTTTCTTTGAAAAAAGCGTATGAGTAAGCTCTTTTTGTACCATATGCAGATGTGCCAAATACTGATTCAATATCATTATCATCCGATAATTCTAAAGATGCACTATATCCAGTTGGAGCTATTCCACTACCACTTAATGCTATTGAAAAATCACCACTAGCATCTCTATCAGAAACCGTTGTTCCTGTGAAACCAATTGCACTTCCTGATGTATTAAATAAGATACCCAATGCACCTGTATATGAACCGGTTGCTGCTATTAATAATAAAGGAGCGGCTTCGGTATAACCTGTTTTTCCGGCTACTCTACAAATAGTTGCAGTTCCTGCTTCTCTTAAATAATTTTGTACTGCTAAAGGAGTATAATATGTGTCATCTACTACTCCAAAAAGAGTTTCAAATTCAGCTTGTGAATTTACAATTGTTGGTACTAATGGGCCTTCTTTGAAAGGGCCGATGAATGCTGCACCTATTTCAGCCACACCTTGTTGTAAAAATGAAAGGTCGTTTTCTTTTGTAAATACGCCTGGTGATACTATCTTTTCTGCCATTTTATATGCTTTAATTTAAATTTATTAATTCTCAATATAAATATAAAATTTTCAATCAAAACAACAAAATCTTATTTGTATGTTGGAGAGAAATAATCGTATACTTGTCCTACTGATGTTGCCGATTGTAATGTATTGTAGAATA